GACACATGGCGACAACAGGCAGAGTTCCTGAAACAGATCAAGTTGATTACGCGCCTGAACATGGGACATAAGGGCATGGACACAAATGACCTTGACCTGGTTGTTGCCTGTGAGGGTCAAGCGGTTTGGGACACAATAGTTTATATCTTACGGGTGACCAGCACGAAGCCGGAAAAGTTTGACATATTTGATATGTACGTTGAAGCCGGATTGAAACATGCGTTTACAAAGGATAAATTGGATACCATAAAATCATTATGTAAGATAAGGAATAAGAAATGATAATGACTTGGACGGACTATATTTTTTTGAAATGTGGAATAAGTTTGACAATTATACTTATCATGCTCGTTTCATTTGTCGTAGTTTATTCCCGCGATAAAAAGAAACGTAAAAATATCAAACCCATTAATAAAGACTTTTTCGACTGGAGAGAATTGAAATGAGAAAAGGATCGACAAAATATAAAGATACATCTTCTCTTCCTGTTGGCAATGTAGTAAGTCTTGCTCAACCAGTAGAAATTATTTATTCTACCAAATCAACCAAACTAGATGATTTTCGAGAATCACAAATACTAGATATTCTCATCCGCATCTGTGATGCCTGCCACGAAATGGACAACCGGATTGAGCCGTGGGCTAGTATCAGGAAGGACATTGAGAGGCTGAAATGAATGACACAAAGACTGGCAAACAAATATCAGACTTGGATCAAATGTTAGCGGGGGTCGAGGATTTAGCGAAAGTTCTGGGTCAGTACCGGAATGAGCTTATTAATAATGGATTACCCGAAAGTCTTGCCAATGACATGATAAGCAACATCTCAAAATTGATGTGGCAGAAATCGTTAGGGTTGAAAGAATGACTAAAATAACTTTTATGTGCAATGTTCATAACGAGGAATCGCGCATCGAATATACATTATTCCACGCATTAAAATGGGCAGATGAAGTTATTGTCATTGACAAAGGATCGGTTGATAAGACCGTTGAAATCTGCGAGTCCTATCCCAATGTCAGGGTTATCCGGGTTGGTGCCAGCCGGGAAGGGCAGAATGATATTATTAATTGGGTGAACTATTCCAGTAATGATTGGATATTCTGGGGATCGCCTTCAGAAATCCCAACCACAAAATGTATCTCTACCGCAAAGTCCATGATTGATGGAGATTACGATTTGATCACAGTTCCTAGAAAAATGTACATGCTTGGAATTCATTCAGAATATTCCCCGTGGAATATCAGCCACTATAAATTCCTTTTCAACCGCAAGCGCATAAATATCTCGAATCGCATCCACCGGAACTTTAGCGCAAAGAATGGCAAGGAAGGGCATATTCCATTTTCGGATGATTGCTGTGTTTATCATCTGACTTATTCATCAGCAAAATACTGGCTTGAAACAAATATCCAATATTGGCAGGAAGAGGCCGCTTGTTCAATAAATCCAGTAGCCGATATACAACGGTGCTATGCCTATATTGCAAGGCATGAGGACAACCTGAAAAAAGGCGGTGACGAAACAAGATTGTTATTATTCGCCTGGCTACTTTATCACCTGGGAACAGCATTCTGTCTGGAAGAAAAACGGCGCGGCATGGATATCACCGCTGAATATAAAAAGATTTATGACCGCATACTGGAAGACTGGAATTATGAAGACCATTAGTGCCATTGTCTCTGCGTATTATGCCAAAGATTTTATCCGTGAACGGTTGGATAATCTATTCAGGATGAACCCGACTCCTGAAATCATTGTCGTCTGTCAGAAGGGCAGTCCTGAGTTTTATATAGCGAAAGAGTATGCTAGTCTTGACGATGAAGAAAAAGACGGAATTATACTTATTACTACCCCGGAAATCCCTACAATATACGCCGCTTGGAACATGGCAATCAAGGCATCCAATTGTGATTACATTACAAACGCAAATTGTGATGATCATACATATCTGGATAGTTATGCAATTATGAGTAATTTTCTCGAAAATAATCCAGATATCGGAGTTGTCTACGGTAATGATTATGTAAAGACCATTGTTGATGATGAACCCCGTTATGAATTACATGAACGCGGGGAAACAGACTTAAATATCTTGAAAACAAAATGTCTGGTTGGACCTATGCCAATGTGGAGAAAGTCGCTCCATGATCAATTAGGATATTTCAGTGATAAATTCCAGGTATGTGGAGATTATGAATTCTGGTTACGGTTAGCGGTAAACGGAGTGAAATTTCATCATTTGGATAGGCCGATAGGAATATACAATAAGCGAGTTGAATCCGCAGAACATAGGCAACCAGAAATTGCATTACTTGAAAAGCGATATCTACAAAACGCTTATAATAATGTATCAATCGTTTGACAATTATACACAATGGCGTATAATTGATGTTATGAGAAAAGTAAAATGCTTATACCTCATAACGCTGATAGTCGGATTATTATCCAGTTGCACCTATACTGCATCGAATATGACGCACGGCGGTTTTTATATTGCCGGTATAGATTTTGTCTATTGTACATCCGAGAAAACATGCCTCCACGAGACGGCGCATCAAATTGATGCAAGGCACGGATTTATCAGCTCTTCCATCGAATACCAAATTGCAATCCGGGATTATGCAGTATCCAACCCAGGCAAATTATGGAGCCGTGAAATATTATCTTATTCAGGGCAATGGAGTGAGATGTATGCCCAAATGTACGAGAGTGTTCACGGTAGGGTTGAATTATTTCCAGTTGAATTGCAGAAATACTATTGACACTTATCTTATTCTAATGTAAACTAATACTAATCTAATGGTTTCTTTTTGAGGGCGGATGCCCTGAACTGAAACCGGTGCTTGTCAAAGGATTTTGAGAGCCGAAGCGCATAACTCATTCGAGTTTGCTTCGGCTTTATTTATTGGTACGGAGGTGTTTATGGGAGAAAATAATAATGCCCTAAAAACAATATCTTCAACCCCTGAAGAATTACGTGTTGGAAACTATATCGTATTGTTTGGGGGGCGCGACGCCACCGGTGTTTTATATAAAAACGCTGATGGATCGAAGGGTGAATTCTTCACACCAAACACAGAACTTGAATCAAGTTATACCAAGACAGGGTTTCTACACGTTGATTTTGAACATGGACAAGACCCTGACGAATTAAATATTGGTTCTGACGATGTTCTTGGGTTTGTCGATTGGAAAACAGCCAAAGTTGACGAACGTGGAGTATTTGTTGATCGTGTTCTCAATCGACGGCAACGGTATGTTGAATGGCTTGAACCACTTATCAACGAGGGGCTACTTGGAAATTCAACAGAATGTATTTCCGGTGAAGCCGTTCGCGGAGAAGATGGTGAAATAAAACGTTGGCCGTTGAAACGCGACACATTGACCGTAAATCCAATGGAACCCCGGATGTTGTCTAAAAATGCGGTAACTGCAATCAAAGCTCTGGCGAAAGAAGAAATACCCTGTTTCAAGTCTTTAATAACTACATTGCCGGTGGATACCGGGGTGGAGGAAATCAAACCTATTATTGTTAGTGAAAGTGAGGTCAAAATGACCGAAGAAGAGTTGAAAGCACAGAAAGAACGCGATGAAGCTATCGCTAAATCTGCTGCCGAAGCCGCAGTGAAAGCATACGCGGAATCGCAAATAGAAGTCAAAGCCGGTTATGTCGGCGTGGTTGAAGATGAGGCCGATAAAGCTACTCGTCTCAATCCATTCAAATCAGCCGGTGAGTTCTTCAAAGCTGTACGAAATGCGGATGATCCATCTCTTCAAATGGACAAACGCTTATACAGTTTGAAAGCCGCCGCCGGAGCAAATGAAACAGTCCCTTCAGATGGTGGATTCCTTGTACCACAAGAAACCGCTGCTGGCATCCTTGAAAAAATGTGGGGAACTGGTACAGTTCTTTCCCGTTTCAATCCGATCCCTGTATCCGGCAATAACATGACTTTTAATATTGTCGATGAAACCTCTCGCGCTGATGGTTCGCGCGGGGGTGGAGTTCTTGGTTACTGGTTGGCCGAAGCTGGAACAAAAACAGAAACCAAAACCAAATTCCGCCAGTTGCAACTCAAGCTCAAAAAGGTTGCGGCTCTGTGTTAT